CGCAGCTCGCAACGCTGGCCGGCACGGTCAAGATCGAGGACACCGCGAGCGCATCGGGCGATGCGGGCATCTTCATGCTCGGCGTTCGCCAGGACACGGATACGCCGACCGCGGGCAGCGACGGCGACTACACGGCCCTCAAGTGCGACGAGGCCGGCCGCCTCAAGGTCGCTGTGCAACCGGGTGGCTACCCGCTGACGACGGGCAGCATCACCAGCGCGACCAGCGCCGTTCCGGTGAACGTGTCTCGCGTGTCGAACGTGATGGTCTACGTCGCCGGCACGTTCTCGGGCGTGAACGTCACGTTTGAGGGCTCGCTCAACTCGACCAACGGCACGGACGGCAACTGGTTTGCAATCCAAGCTGTCCGGTCGAATGCGAACACCATCGAGACGACCTCGGGCGTCCTCGGCGCGGCCCCGGCCTACGGCTGGGAACTGTCGGTTAACGGCCTGAACTGGTTCCGCGTCCGCGCGACGGCATGGACCAGCGGCACCGCGAACGTGCAGATTCAGCCCGGCGCTTATGCGACCGAGCCGATCCCCGCCGCTCAGATCAGCGGAACGCAGCCTGTCTCCGGAACGGTCACGGCCAACATCGGCACGGGCGCGCTCGCGGCTGGCACGAACGCCATCGGTGACACTGGCGTGCAGTACCGAGCCAACGCCACGGGAGCTGCGTCGGCCCTCAACGTCGTGGCCGCTGCGACGACCAACGCCACGGTGGTCAAGGCGTCGGCGGGTCGCTTGCTGGGCTTCGTTCTGACGAACAACGCAACAGCGGTTCGCTACGTGAAGTTCCACAACCAGGCCACGGCCCCGACTGCTGGCTCGGGAGTGGTGCAGACCTACGGCATCCCGCCCAACGGCGGAACGATCACCCTGTCGGTGCCTGGCGGTGTCGCCTTCACGACGGGCGTCGGCATGACCATCGTCACGGGCGCGGCGGCAACGGACGCCACGGCGGTCGCCTTGAACGACGTGGTCGGAACGCTGCACTTCGCCTGACGCATGCTTACCCACCTCCTGATGCTCGGGCTGATCGACGGCGCATCGATCGGCATGACGGTCGAGCCGCCTGTCACCGTCGGCGAGCTGGAGCGGTTCGGCATCGAAGCCTTCTACGCCATCGACTACAGCCCCTCCGGCCGTCGCCGCGGGGCCAAGCCGCAGCGCCTCACGCCCGGCCAGTACCGCGCCCTGCAGGGCCTCGCGCGCCACTGGCGGAACAGCCGGCTGCAGACGATCCGCGACACCGCCTACATGGAGAAGCTGCAGGCCGGATTCGCCCGCCAGATGAAGGTTCCCAATGCCCGCACCCGCTGAGTCGCTGCCCGCCGAGGTCTATGCCCGCGTCTTCGAGGGCATGCCCGAGGGCTCGCAAATCCTCGAAGAGCTGATCCGCCGCTTCGGTGGCAACCCCTACGTGCGCGGGGGCCATGAGGCCGACCGCGAGACCGCGTTCCGTGCCGGTCGGAATGAGGTCGTCCAATACATCCTCCGGCGCATCAATCAGGCCAATGGAGCCGATCCCAATGACGACGCCAGCTGACAACCCGGCCGCCACTCCGGCGACACCCGCGGCCAGCGATCCGAGCCCCGTCTCGACGCCCGCCACTCCCGCCGCCAATGGCAGCGCCTTCGCCGCGCTCGCCGACAACGCGGCCGCGACGCCCGACCCCAACAAGCCGGCCGAGCCGGTCCCGCCGAAGATTCCCGAGAAGTACCAGGTGAAGAAGGCGGACGGGTCGATCGACCTCGACGCCAGCGTGGCCAAGCTCGCCGAGGGCTACGGCCACCTCGAAAAGCGCCTCGGTGCCGGCGACGCCCCGCCGAAGGCGCCGGAGGACTACGCCCCGCAGGTGGAGGGCTTTGACCTCGCCGCGCTCAAGGATGACCCGAAGTACCAGGGCTTCCTCAAGGGCGCGCACGCGAAGGGCCTGACCAACGCGCAGGTCTCGTGGGTGCTTTCGGAGTACGCCGACCGCGCGGGCGACGGTGCAGAGGCAGCGGCCGGCATGTCGGTGGATGCGTTCCGCGAGGCGGTCACGCCGCACTTCGAGGCCCTCGGCGGCTACGAGGCCGGCATGAAGTCGGCCCTGAACGCCATCCGCGCCGTCGTCCCCGATGCCACGGCGGCCGAGCTGGCGAGCCTGCCGAACAACCCGCTGGTGGCCCGCGTGCTGGCCACGCTCGGCAAGGAAATCGGCGAAGACCGCCGCGTGACGCCGGGCGCGCTGTCGGTGCCCGACTGGGAAGGCGAGGTCGCGAAGCTCCGGTCGTCGGAGGCCTACAACAAGGCGACCCACCCGGAGCATGACCAGGCCCTCAAGCGCATGAATGAACTGTTTGCGCAGCGGTACGGCAACAACGCGCGCGCCCTCGGCGCGTCGGTCGTCATCAACACCTGACCCCTCCATGGGTACGGGCCGGCCTCGTGATGGGGCCGGCCTTTTTGTTGCGCGCGAATAGTCGGGATTCCGACACGCACGCCGCGAGAACGTGCACGCCACAGGTCCGGCGTGGCACGCCGGGGAACCGCTGCACTGCCCGCACCGCCGAGCGAAACGAAGGGCCCGACAAGGACAACCCGACGGCACAGCAGAACACCGCCAGCCCAACCGGAGAGGACCCATGTCCAACCAGATCACCGAAGCCTTCGTCCAGCAGTTTGCGACGACCTACCTGCACGTCGCGCAGCAGATGCCGTCGCGTCTGCAGGGCGCCGTCACCGTCGAATCCAACATCGTCGGCATGTCCAAGTCGGTCAACCGACTGGGCCGCCGCACCATGCAGCGTCGTACGACCCGCCATGGTGACACCCCGATCAGCGACCAGCCGCACAGCACGCGATTCATCGACCTTTTCGACTTCGAAGATGGCGACATGATCGACCAGCAGGACAAGCTGCGCCTGTTGGTGGACCCGACCAGCTATTACATCCAGTCGATGGTCGCGGCGGCCAACCGCCAGAAAGACCAGGTCGTGGTCGATGCCGCCCTCGGCAACGCCCGCAGCACCACCGGCAACATCGCTCTGCCCTCGGGCCAGCGCATCGTCGCGGGCGGCACGGGCCTCACCCGCGCCAAGATCATCACCGCCAAGAAGCTGTTCCGCGCCGTCGAAGCCGACGAGCAGAGCGGTGAAGAGCTGTATTTCGTCTACGGCCGCGAAGGCATGGAAGACGTGCTGCTCGACACCACGCTGACCAGCTCGGACTTCATGGCCGTGAAGATGCTCCAGCAGGGCGACACCTCGGGCCAGTGGGCCGGCTTCCGCTGGATTCCGCTCGAACTCTGCCCGATCAGCGGCACGACCCGCAGCCTGTTCGCCTTCGCCAAGACGGGCCTCGCCCTCGGCGTCGGCCAGGACATCGTGACCGAAGTCGGCAAGGACCCGGGCAAGGGCTTCAATTACCGCGTCTACACCAAGCTCTCCATCGGCGCTGTCCGCATCGAGGAAGAGAAGGTCGTGGAAGTGCAGATCACCGAATAAGGGGAGACAGCCATGCCCGATATCAATGCCACCGTTCAGGCCGCCCGCACGGCGGTCCCCTTCAACCCGGTCCGTACCAACCAGTTCGGCGGCGAAGTGCAGGTGCTCATCAGCACCGTCACGATCCCCGCTGCTGGCGGTCCGATCATCGGCGAGGCGATCACGTGGGGCACGCTGCCGCAGGGTGCGCGCCTCCTGCCGATCTCGCAGATTTACAACAGCGCCGGCGCGGCGTCTTCGACCATCAACCTGGGCGACCGTGCCGCTCCGGCCCGCTACCTCGCGGCGACCGCTGTGACCTCGGCCGGCACCATCGCGAACGTCGGCCAGCCGGCCTATGCGAACGGCGCCGTTCCGGAAGTGACGGTGCTGACCCCGGGCGTGGCCACGGACCAGTCGGAGCTCCGCTCCGTCGTGGCCGGTGCCGCGCTGCAGGCGGGCCAGACGCTGACGCTGGTCGCGTACTACGTCGCCGGCAACTAAGGGTGGGGAGGCAGCGCGGGCTGCTGCTGACGCGTGAACAGCTGGGGGGTCCCGCGGCCCCCCGGTTCCTTCTGAGGGGGTCCAATGTCTACGGCGGTTCAGGTCTGTTCGAACGCGCTCCTGACGCTGGGCCAGCGTCCGATCAACAGCTTTCAGGACCTGTCGGACTCGGTGTTAGCCGCGGCCAACCTGTGGCCGATGGTCCGCGACGCGGTCCTGCGGGCGCACCCTTGGAACTGCGCGACCAAGCGGGTCGTCTTATCCCCTGAAACGACGGCTCCGGCCTTCGGGTACGACTACCGCTTCATCCTTCCGGGCGACTGCCTGCGCGTGCTGAGTGTCGGCCGCGACCAGAGCGAAGAGTTCCCGTACGTCATCGAGTCCGGCGAGCTGCTGTGCGACGAGTCGGCCGTCTACCTGCGCTACGTGTTCCGCAACGAGCTGCCGGCGACGTGGGATGCCATCTTGAACCGGGCCATGACTGCGGCCATGGCGGAGGTTCTGGCCGTCCCGGCGACGGGCGACCTGCAGAAGAAGCAGGCGGCCAACAACGATTACTTGCTCGCCCTGCAGCAGGCGCGGGCGATCGACGGGCAGGAAGTGCCACCGGAGACGCTGGGCGACTTCCCGTTACTCGCGGGCAGGTTCTAAGTGCCGCGGTTCAACCTCAACCAGACGGCCTTCACGTCGGGCGAGCTGTCGCCCCGCATGTACGCGCGCACGGACGTGGCCCGGTACAACCAAGGCGCGAAGGAGCTGGAGAACGTGATCGTGCTGATCCACGGTGGCGTCCTTCGCCGGCCGGGCACGCTCTACGTCGCCGCCACCAAGGACCACGCGCAGGCCTCGCGGCTGATCCCGTACGTGTTCAACATCGAACAGAGCTACCAGCTCGAGTTCGGCAATGGCTACGTGCGGTTCTACACCGATGCCGGCGTGCAGATCGAATCCTCGCCGGGCGTGCCCTACGAAATCGCCAGCCCGTACACCTCGGCCCAGCTAGCTGAGATCGACTTCACCCAGGGCGCGGATACCCTGTTCCTGTTCCACCCCGAGGTTCCGCCCCAGCGCCTGCAGCGGTTCGGCAACACCGACTGGCGTCTGCAGAACTCGCCCTTTGATCCCGAGCCGTTCGACGAGCTCGGCGACACGCCGGCCGCCAGCATCACCCTCTCTTCGGCGGCGGTGGGCACGGGCCGCACGGTCACGGCCTCGGTGGCGTCGTTCGACTTCGCCGATGTCGGCCGCCAGATCACCGCGGGCGGCGGCCTGCTGACCATCACCGCGTTCGTGTCGGGGACGCAGGTCACGGGCACGATCAGCTCGGCCTTCTCGGGCACGTCGTTCGCGAGCCAAGCGTGGCGCCTCGAAGGCTCGCCGCAGACCTCGTGCACGCCGAGCGCGACCGGCCCGGTGGGCGCCACGATCACCCTGACGCTGGCGGCCCAAGGCTTCCGTGCGACCGACGTGGGGAAGCACGTCAACATCAACGGCGGCTTGGTCCGCATCACCTCCTTCGGCGGCTCGCTCACGGTCGATGGCGTGGTGGTGCAGGAGCTGGCGGCCACGACCGGCGCGCAGGCGAATGCGTGGTTCCTCGCCCGCAGCATGTGGGGCGGCGCCTTCGGCTGGCCGCGCACCGGCTCCCTGCACCAGCAGCGCCTGTGGGCGGCGGGCTCGCCCGGCTTCCCGTCGTCGCTGTGGATGTCGCGCCTCGGCGAGCCGTACAGCTTCGAGATTGGCTTCGAGGCGGACAGCGGCTATGAGGCCCGCATCGCCTCCGACCAGGCGAACCCGATCCGCCACGTGGCCAGTGCGCGCGCCTTGCTGGCGCTGACGCTGGGCGCGGAGTTCAGCATCCAAGGCAGCGACGGCGGGGCGATCACCCCGACCACGCTCAACATCCAGAACCAAAGCGCGTACGGCTGCGGCGTGCCGGCCCCGGTGCGCGTCGGGCAGGAGCTGCTGTTCGTCAGCCCGGCGATCGATGAGGAAACCGGGTCGCGTCGCGACGAGGTCCGGGCCATGGCCGCCGACCGCTTCGACGCCACCAGCTACGCCGCGCCGGACGTGCTGGCGCTGGCCGAGCACATGGGGGAGGGCGGCATTCTCGACATGGACGCGCAGCGCAGTCTGGTCTGGATGGTGCGCGCGGATGGCCAGCTTGTGACCCTGCGCCTCGACCGAGACAACGACGTGGTCGCCGCCAGCCGGCAGATCACCGACGGCGTCTTCGAGTCGGTTTCCGTGATCCCGCAGGCCGACGGCAGCCGCGACGTGTGGGCCATCGTCCGCCGCACGATCAACGGGCAGACGCGCCGCTACGTCGAGCGGTTCGTGCCGGGCGTCTACTCGGACGCGGCCATTCTTGGCACCTCGGGCCCGGGCGCCACGGTGTGGACCGGGCTTTCGCACCTCGAAGGCAAACAGGTCGTGGTGCGCGCCGACGGCATCGCCCAGGCGCCGCTCACCGTGACCGGCGGCCAGATCACCCTGAGCCGGGCGGCCAACGCCGTGGAGATCGGGCTCGCCTTCACCCCGCGCGTCGTCACGCTGATCCCTGAAGTGCAGGGCCCGGGCGGCTCGGTGCAGGGGATGCAAACCCGCAATTTCGAGGTCTCGGTGCGCCTCAAGGACACCATTGGGTGCCGAGTCAACGGCCGCGACCTGCAGTTCCGCAACTTCGGCGTGGGCACGCTCGACCAGCCGGTGCCGCCGTTCACCGGGCTGGAGCGCGTCGAACTGCTGGGCTTCCAGCGCGGTGAGACGGAGCTGGTGATCGAGCAGCCGCAGCCGTACCCGTTCCACCTGCTGGCCGTCATCCGGCGCATGGAGTTCAACGATGGCTGACGTGGCCTACACGATCGAGCCGGGCACGAAGGAGGCCGCCGCGTTCATCGCCGCGCACCTGCGCGACCAGGACCTCGCCGAAATGGCGGTGATGCACCCGGGCGAGGACCCGGAGCGGATCGTGCTCGACGGCTTGGCCGGCTCGCGCTGGTGCAACGTCGTCCGCGTCGAGGACCGGCCGGCGATCATCTACGGCGTCTCGGACACCGACCACGCGGGCATCGGCGTGCCGTGGATGCTGGCCACGCCGGACCTGTACCGGATCAAGGACGCCGTGCGTGCCCGGGCCGTCGAAGAGGTCCGGCTCATGGCGCAAACCTACGTGGTCCTGTTCAACCAGGTGCACGCCGAGAACACGGTGGCCATCAACTGGCTGGAATCGCTGGGCTTCGCCATCGATCGCGAGCGCGCGGTGGGCCCGAATCGATCGCTCTACAACTTCTGGATGGGTGAGGTGCGGCATGTGTGATCCGATCACGCTGACGGTGGCAACCCTCGCAGCCGGTGGCATCAGTGCATTCAGCGCCTACCAGCAGGGCCGCACGCAGCAGGACTTCGCGAACTACGAGGCTGCCCAAGCGGAGGCCGATGCACGGGCCTCGAAGGGAGAGGCGAAAGTCGAGGCCGAGCGCCTTCGGAAGGCGGGCAAGCGCGCGACCGCCGAGGCGAATGCCTCGCTGGCGGCCAGCGGGCAGGACCTCGCATCCGCGGGCGCCATCGGCATCAATCGCGAAATTACCCGCGGCGCGGAGGAAGACGCCTACTTCGCCCTCTTGGGCGGCGAAAACCGGGCTGCGCGGCTCAATGCGGGCGCGACCATGTCGCGGGCGCGAGGCTCGGCGGCAGCTCAGGCCGGCCGCTTGGGCGCGTTCAGCGAGCTGCTGTCGGCGGGCTACACCGCCGGAACCGGCTGGCGCCAGATGCGAGGGGGGACCTAAGCCGTGCGCATCCCTCACGTCGGCGGCATCAATCCCACCTTCGGCCAGCGCGGCCCCGACCGCGTGCAGCCGCTGAACATCGACACCCGCTTCGTGGACGCCGGACAGGAAGCCATGGGCCGCCTCGCGCGCACCGTGGGCGGGATCGCGCAGGACGTGCAGCAGGACCGGATGCGCGAGGCCGACGCACTGGCCCGCGCCAAGGCGGCGAATGCCGTGCTGGAAGACGAGGTCAACGTCGGCGCCATCTTCGAGGACGTGGCCAGGCAGCACGCCGAGGGCAACCTCGGGTGGCAGGATGTCGAGAGCGAGGTCGAGCGCCGCCTCACCGAGCGCGAGCCGCCCAACGTGCAGGGCCTCGACCCGGCCGGGCAGGAGGCCTTCACCGGGCGCCTGCGCGCCAACCAGCTGCAGATCGCCGCCCGCGCTCGCACGCTGGCCGACAGCGGCCGCCGCACCGAGTTCCGTTCCCAGTTCGACCGCAGCCTGGACACGCTGGGCAAGCTGGCCGGCGACCCGTCGGCCGACATCGACAAGATCAACCTGCAGGCCGAGGCCTTCGCGCCGCTGGCCCGGCAGGCCGGTGTCGATGAAGCGGTGATTTCCGCCCGCGTGCAGGCGTTCAAGGACCGCAACTGGACCAACCAAGCCAGCCGCCGACTGATCGAGGCCCGCGACAACCCGGAGGCGCTGGCCGCGCTGGAGCAGGACCTCACCGCGGAGGATGGCTTCTATGCCGGCCGCCTCGATGCCGAGAAGCGCAATGCCCTGCTGTCGAACGTGCTGAACGCCCGCGGCCGGCTTGAAAACCGCATGCAGGTCGATGCGGGCCGGGCGGAGGCGGCGGCAGAGCGCGCGCTGGGCACCTTCGAACGCAGCATGACGAGCACCTACGGTCTGCCGGATGACCAGCTCCTGCAGCTCCGCGACGCGATCGCCAACGGCACGCCCGAGCAGCAGGCCCGATTCACTGCGCTGGCGCAGGAAGAGCAGACCTTCCGCGCGGTGCGCTACGCCGCGCCGGCCGAGCAGCGCGCCTTCATCGCGGCCAAGGAGCAGGAGTACGCGGCGAGCGGTGCGACGGCCCTGCAGGAGCAGAACCTCCAGCGCATGCGCCAAGCCGCCGAGGCATCGGCCACCCTGCTGCGCGAATCGCCGCTGCAGCATATGGCGCAGTCCACCGGCCGAGAGGTGGAGCCGCTGAACATGCGGGGATTTTCTGGCGATCCGAGCATGAGCGAAGAGCAGCGAGCGTCGATGATCGGAGTCCTGAGTTTCCAGCTTGGCGAGCGTGCAGCGATGCTGCAGGCCTACCGGCAGAGCAAGGGCCCGGAGACGGGCGCCGCGCTGCTGCTGCCGCAGGAGGCCGAGGCCTTCACCAATGCGCTTCAGCAGGCGTCGCCCGCGGTGTCGGCCCGCATCTTCGGCGCCCTGCAGCAGGCCATCCCCAACGGCGCCGACTATCTCAGCGTGATGGGCCAGCTCGGTGAGCGCGGGCAGGTGCACGCCGCGGCGGGCGCCATCTTCCTCACGGACCCGACGCTCTCGACCCGCATCCTCGAAGGTGCGGCGGCGCTGAAGCCGGCCGACGGCGCGCCGAAGTTCAAGCTGCCCCCGGCCAGCGAAATGGCGCTGATCACCGACACGCTGGGCCCGGCCTTTGCCGGTCGTGACCAGGCGCTGGGCGCGGCCCGCGCGGCCATCGAAGCGGCCTATGCCGGCGAGAGCATCCAAGCCGGCGACTTCTCCGGGGTGATCAACACGGAGCGCCTGCGGAGCGCCATCGAGCGCGTCGTGGGTACGCCGCTGCAGGTGAACGACGCCACGGTATTGCCGCCGAAGGGCATGGACGAGAACGACTTCCGCGACGCCTTGGACGCCGGATGGAATGCGGCGGTGCCCAGCCTGCCGCCGAACGTCTCGACGGAGTTCGAGGACTACCGCCTGCGGAATGCCGGCGGCGACGCTTACTACCTGCTGGCCGCCAACGACACGTACCTCACCGACCGCGACGGCAACCCGCTGCGCCTGCGCGTCGATCCCAAGTTCCGCGCGCCTGCTCCCGCGACGATGAACATCGAAGAGGCGCGGATTCGTAGCGCCGGCCAAATGTACGGCGGTGCGCAGTGAGCATCTTCTTCGACCTCGACCCGAGGGGGCAGCGCGCGCAGGACGACCTTGCCGCGCTCACCCCGTTTGATCCGACGAAGCTGGAGCCGACAGGGCTTGACGGCGCCTCCGAGCTGGCGAAGACGCCATTCTCGTTTGCGTCCCGGGTTGGCCGAAGCGTGCTCATGGCGGGCGCCACGCTGCCGATCGCCGCGGACTTCCTCGCGCGCACGACCTACGGCCTGCCGGAGAACTACAACGCGGCGCAGGACCTCTACTTCGAGAATGTGGTCGATGACCTCGGCAACGAGGCGGTGGACTACTGGACGCCGGACGCCAACGCCATGGGCGGCGGCACGAAGGCGCTGAACGCGATGCTTGGCGTTGCGAGCAATCTTCCCTTCATCCTCGGCGGCCCGGGCGGACAGGCGCTGTTTCTGACCGACGCAGCCATCGGCCAGGCAACCGACGTTGCTCGCGAGGGCGGGAGCACCGAGGCGGTCCTCGGGACCGGCGCGCTGAACCTCGGCGTGAACGCGCTGGGCCTGCAGCTGCCGGCCGCGTTCGGCTCGACGCTCACGCAGAAGATCGCCACGGGCGCCGGCGCGAACGTCGCCTTGGGTGCCGGCTCCGACGCGGCGAACGCCGCCATTCTCCGCACTGACGGGCTGGAGGAAATGGCCGCGGGCATCCGCTGGGACGACCCCTATGCGCGCACCTTTGACGTGCTGCTGGGTGCGGCCTTCGGCGTGGCCGCGGGCCCGGGGAATCGGCCGATCGCCACCGCCGACCAGCGCGACGCCGTGCTGGCCGCCAAGGCTCACGACCACCTGACGCGCCAGAGCGCGCCGGGCGAGCCGCTGAACGCCGCCGGCCAGCGCCAGCACATCGATGCCACCCGCGCCGCCATCGAAGCCTTCGTGCGCGGCGAGCCGGTGGACGTGGCCGCCACCATCGACCCCGCCAACTTCCGTCTACCACAGCCGCCGGAGGCTGTGGCCCCGGGGCAGGCAACCGGCGATTACGTGGCCTACCGCCGCGCGCTGGAGTCGGGCGGCCGCGCCGACGCGCGCAACCCGAACAGCTCCGCCACGGGCGCCGACCAATTCACGGAGGGCACGTGGCTGGCCATGGTCGATCGCCAGCGTCCGGCGTGGGCGGAAGGTCTCAACCGCGACCAGCTTCTGGCCGAGCGCACCAACCCAGAGCGGAGCGCCGAAATGGCCGCCGCCCTGGACCGCGCGAACGCCGAAGCGCTTGCCCGCGAGGGCCTGCCGGCGAACCGGCACAACCTCTATGCCGCGCACCACTTCG